TGGGAAGTCGGTAGCACCGGAGTCATACCAAACCTCTGTCGTGTCCGTACCGAATACCCATAGCTCACGATGGATAGAGTTAACGGCTACAACGCCGTCAGGTGAACCCTCAGCACTAGCAAAGTCTAGCGGATCGACAGATGTACCATCTAATAGCTGTGTAATCCATATCTTTTGGCTGTCAGGCTCGTTGTAGACAAAATACCCGTCAAGATAGGTAACAGTGCCTGCGCCAGTAAAGTCAGGGTCAGTAATTTCAGCAAATACGTCTGTCACTTCATTGTAGATGTAGCCTTTAGGGTTGGCTGCAATAAACATTTGTACGCCATTATCAGCAAACGTGACTGGCCCAGTGCCTGCTACTTCACCAATGTATTCGTAAGTGTAGTCGGTGTTGATGCGGTAGAATCCTGTGCCTGATACGCAATACGCATCGGTGCCGTTGGTTTGATGCGCCCATAGCCCTCGAATAGGGCCTGTGCCTATGGTGGCTAACTTGGTTAAGCCAGGCGCACGATTAAGGTAGCCTATTTCAAGACCATTCTCAGGTGTTTGCTCAGGAAACAAATTAACCATGCGGTTGTCCGCAGCGTTAATTGATCGAGCTACATAAGACTGACCAAGGATAGGCGTTTTCATTAATAGTTACCTGCAAAAATATTAAAGCGTTGACGAGTGCCTACAATGCTGTAAGGCAAGGACATGATGTCGTCAGGATTATTAATACGTTTCAAGTTACGTTTAGATGTCATAGCAATACGTTGCACAGTAGGAGATGGCTCTACGCCAAACTCAGGTGCAATCTCACAGGCTAGGTTGTATTTGAACGCACGTAGATAGCCAGGGGGGAAATGCAAAACTGTAGCCAATGTAGCAGGCTGAGTTAATTCTTCTACCGATACAAAGTGCCACTCTAGGACTTTTGTAGGTTTTGGGTATACATACATCTCAACATCAGGGTAAGTCATGTTTACCCATATTACTTGCGGGTAGGTACTTGTTACAGTCTTAACCGCAATACCGTTGTATTGTTGTTGGTTAATAAACTTAATACCAAAAGAAATACCGCTAGATGGGTCTATAAAATAAGACGAGTCATCAAATAATATAGGCCGATTGCCTACAAAGTCACCGGTAGGGCCTAGCGTTCTTGACAACACATTAGGTGACCAGCTAAACACTTGGTCTTGGGTTGAGAACACGGACAAACGCTCTGTGTTCCATGAGTCCACCATTTGATTTAACGCAACTAATGCGTCTTGTGAGGTTGCGGCAGATGGAGTTTCGCCTTCGGCTAGTATGCCTAGTAAGCGTAACGCACCATTAATTTGATCGCCTGCGGTAGTGGCCATAATACGGCTCCTTATTCTTTTCTACGTCGTTTGACATCCAGCGTATTGACGGGAGCCGCTTCAGCTTCTTTTTTAGCTGGCGTATCAGGATTATACTCTATCCATCCGTTTTGTGCATCCGCTTCTGCTTCACTTTCTGCAATCGCTACCTTAGTACCGTGTACAGGGTGTTTTAAATAGATAATCATTATTGCTGTCCTTCCAAATAGGTGGCAAAATTACCAATAAAGGCTTTACTGCCTATATGCCCAAAAGTTATTGTAGGGTCTAACCAAAGGTCAAACCCTGCGGCTGAAGCCCGTTTGCAAAACATTATATCTTCTGACACCATGCGGTCATCTAACAAAGCTCTACTAAATAATGCTGGAATACGTTTAAACGCATCCTTTACTACAAACTGATAACTAGGGTATGCGCTTGCCATGCGTTCAATAACGCGTCTATGGATACACAAAAAACCACCTGGAAGGCTATTAGCACGTAGCAACCCGTCTTGCGTTTCATTGGCTCTATAATCAACTGGATAAAGTTCAGTATCGTGCTTAATGCGATAAGCGCCGCCTACTATATCTTTATTGTGCGAGATTAATTGATTAATCGCGTCACCATTCCAGCCTAAATCTGAATCAATAAACATTAAATATTCGTGCTTAGAATCAAGCAATTTAGCTGCGGCAATATCACGCGCGGTATCAATAAAATGTACCCCCGTAATAAGCGCTAACTCAAAATCTACTGTAATAGTAGCTTTTAAAAGCGAATGAAGGTACTCACTACAAACCTGACCATCATAGCAAGGTGTTGCAATGAGTACCGACATTTCTTACGCCATTATACCTACTGCGCGTAATGCTGTACGGCAAGCATTAGCACAAGTTAGGGTTGTTGCAGCATCAGTGCCAGCGGCTACTGTTGCTTGTTGTACTACTGGTGTAGCACCATAAAAACCAACTGTTGCAGTGGTAGCTCCACCGATTTGAACAGGTACACCTGTACGGCCTACGGTTAAAGTTTCACCTGTATTACCATCACCAACTTGATAAGTCATCTTAAATCTCCTAAAAAATTAAACTAGGGGCCGAAGCCCCATTAGTTAACCCCAAATACGGGTAGCCATTTGTGGACGAACTGCTGCATAGCCATATAGAACGTCAATACGGCAAGGTAAGCGGTCGTTGTTGATGTCGTACTGACGGACAACACGTAGAGAGATACCGTTGTGTACTTGACGTGAAGCCATATCAACACCTTGTGGTAATAACAAGTCAGCAGTCGCGAAAGTGATTGCATCTTTGTGGTATACCAAGTTTTGAGCGTATTGAGTAGAAGCTGCACCAACAAAAGTAATAGCAGCACCGTCTTGTGGGAAGGCGCTGATAGTTGCCAAAGCGTTGTTTGGAGTGTACATAGCTGGTGAAACAGCAATGCTAGTCCAAGCGCCACCTGAAGCAGTGTTAGCAGCAGTCACAGTGAATTGTTGTAATGAACCAGTTGACTCACGCGTTTGTGGGTTAACTGCGTACACGTTAGCAACAGTGAACACATCACCTACAGTAACTGTAGCTGAACCTGTACCGCCATCGATGCTGATAGTAGATTGGCCTTCAGTAGTGATTGTGCCATTTACTAAGATAGTATCGTTAGTAGAACGTGTACCAGTGGTGTGTTGTTTGATAGATTGAGACATATTAACTTCTTCGAAGCCTAATACGCCCATGCCCATCATACCGTTACGGAATTGACGTGAAACAGTGTCAGTTGGGTTGAACAAACCTTTCATACCTTCAACTAGGCCCGCGTTGGCAGCTGGGTTAACAGTTGCATAACGTGGAGACATAACAGCCGCGCCTTCGTTTAGTTTTTGTTGAGCTTGCAACAATACTAATGAAGTAGCAGGTGTAGTGCCTGGAGTACCTACTGAGTTGTAGATTGATTTGTAAGCATTAGCAACGTCTGCATCAACGCTAGAAGCCAATTGTGAGATACGTGGTTTCAATACACGTTCTGCAAAATCGTCTAATTGCATTGTTAATTCAGCAGATGTGAAGTTAACGCCAATGTGTTTTTGTGAAGCAACAGACAATGTTGTGTATTGTTCGTTGTCATCTTGCACTTGTAAAGCCGCGCCGTCAGTTACTAAAGCACGATCCGGTAAACGGATACGCAATGTAGAACCAATTTTAGCGCCTTCAACGGCAAAAGAATCGTCGTATTGACGATTTACGTTACGTGTGATCACAAGGTTGTTTTCAAGAATTTCCAACGCTTTCCTTGTAATCATATCAATGGTTAAGATTGAGTTTGACATTTTAAAGTTCCTTTATATTAGCAGAAGTTTGATGAGGGCATACTCCACCGTTTTTATGTTTTCCGACTTGACAGTTCATACATAATACTTGGTATCCCGAAGGAAACTTATTTTTACGGAGCCAAAGATAAAATGCTGTTCCACTTCCGTGGTATAGCCCAGCTTTTCGTTCTTCAGCGCCGTTATTATGTATATGATCTATCGATAAAAACATAGGCTCAGATTCACCGCAACAAGCACAGACATATCCACCATAAGCGGTAAATACTTCATCTCTGCATTTATCTTGACTGCGTTTGGTTTTAGCTGCTTCCATTGCCCTAAAATCTGCAATTTCTTCAGGTGAGCCATTCGCTATCATTCTATTACGCCAATCACGTTTATGCTGTCGGTCTTTATCCCGATTTGCATCTCGCCAATCGCGCATGCGTTGGTTAACTTTATCCCGATTTCGTTCTCTGTATCTTGCTGCCGCTTCTCTATTGCGTTCCCGCTTTAGGTCTTCGACATCTTGATACGAAGATGCCATCATATATTTTTTATCTGAATTATCCATGTAATCATCTTACATGAAATCATCAGAACTATCTATTTCTTTTCGCTTCCCATGCCTTAGCTTGTCTAGCTCTTTCGGCAGCAATCCAATCAGACGTTGACATTGACTTCATTGACCTAGGGTCAGTCGTGTCGTACGCTGGTGAACCGTTACCTTTAGCCGTGACAGGCGAAATAGGCGCAGGTGCGCTAGTTGTTTTCTTAATTACCGGCTCGTTAGCAATTTTAGCTTCAAGTCGGCCAATTTCTTTAGCTTGTAAGATTGGCGGTAACTGAGCAATCCGGTCAGCTTCCTTAATATTAGTCCCTAGGTAATAAGCCAGTTCGGGGCCAACATCAGATGACTGTATGGATTGGGCCATCACGTCAGTAATCGGAACACTGGGGTTGTATGCAACTTGCTCGAAGTCATCATACTTAGCTCTCGCTTCTTCTTCTCTATCGTGGTAGGACTCAATGATTTCACGCTGTTGCTTTTGACGATCTCTTTGCTCAAGCAGTTGTTCAGCTTTTTGCACTGCCAATGCTTCGGCGTATGCTTCTACTGTTTCAAATTGCTCAGGCGCAGGAAGGTCTCTAGGCGTCGCAGGGGTTGAAGCCTGTGCAGCACGTTCTCTTTCCCATTTACGTTGTTCTCTTG